CAGTTCATGCTCGAGATGCACATCGCCGGCTGGACGAATAAGGAAACCGCGGAATATCTCGATTGCTCGCCTCAAACCGTGAGCAACGTGATTTGCTCGGACAAGGGGCAAGAGTTCGTCAAGGCTCGTATGGGCGCCCTAGACCAGCAATTTTTGGGCTTGTTCTCCAAGGTCATTGATACCGTCTCGGACGGTTTGGACCATGAGGATATGGCCCTCCGCCTCACCGCCGCCGACAAGTGGCTCAAGGCGCATGGACGCTACGCGCCCAAATCCGACCATTCCGACAAGGTAACCGCCGAGGATATCGTCGCCCGGCTGCTCGACAAGGGCGGCGGCAAGGTCGAAATCCACGACTCGAATGTTGTGATCAATCCCAAGGAGTAAAGCGAATGTCCCTCGCACCGGCTATGTCTGTGGCAATTGTGGCGATGGGAAGCTCGCTAGGGGTGGATCAACCGGGGGTGGGGTTTACCAAGGCAAGCGGCTTTTTCGGGGGTGTGATCCTCAATGCGCCGACCGATGCCGGCGGCGTGAAGGTGGATGTTTACGACGGTGCCTCGGTGGGTGGTACGCGGATCATGAGCTTCGCCCAGGGGTTCGGCGATACCAGTGGGGGCTTCGTGCTCCCATTCCCCGTAGCCTACACCAACGGCTTGTTCGTTAATGTGACGGCCTTGGGTGGTGCGGCCGCCGGCGGCGAGGCGAATATCCTCTACCAACCCCTGCGCAAGTCGTGACCCATGAGTCTCCTCCTTACGGGTGCGGGGCCGAGTCTAGTCGCCGCCACGGCACCCCCCCTCGGCAGCACGATGACTTGGGACCCGGCCAACGTGGACCCTACCTTCACGTTATCCAACGGCAACCTCACCGTTAGGCAAACCGCCTCGGATAACGTCTGGCACAACGGCAAGTCGAAAACCCTCCGAACCTCCGCCACGATCAAGGCATATGCAGAGTTCCAAGCCAACTTGTTTCCCCCTGAGGGCGGCGAGGGACCGGGTGGCATTGGCATGTCGAACTCTGCCCAGGCGGTTGGGTCGGGTCACTTCATGGGGGACTCGAGTAGTTCCCTGGGTTACTACTTCGAGTCGGGGAATGTGTATGCGGGGGGAGCGTTAGTCACCAATCTGATGACCGCGGCTCAGGGTAATCGGATCGATATGGCGACGGACTTTGTGCATAACCTTGTGTGGTTCCGGGTCAATGGAGGGAATTGGAATAACTCAGGCACGGCTAATCCAGCAACGGCGGTGGGTGGGATTGATATCTCTGCAGTCGCCGCCGCGGCGATGGGGCCGGCGATTACCCTCTACGGAAACGTAGACGCCGCCCCGAGTCAGATAACGGCGAACTTTGGGCAAAACGTGTTCCTTGGAGCTTTGCCCGCCGGCTACACTTCTTGGCCCTAGGAGGGCGGAATGCCTCAGACGGAGATCGCTGTGGACTGGATTGAGGTTGGGAACGGGAGCGGCGCAGGGTTTCTTCAGACCCCCTTCGATGCCCTTCCGATTGCTCCACTCCCACTCACAGGGAATGAGATTGTGGTGGTGGAGGTGGGTGGAGTAATCTACCAAACGACGACGAGTGCAATTGCGGCACTGGGTGGCGGTGCGATCCAAACCCCTGTGCGCATCATCACCCTCCCCGGCAATGTGTCGGTTCAGCCAACGGATCAAGTGGTGGTGATCAGGAAGGCGACTGGGCAAGCGACGGGCGTGACCCTCACCACCGGGCCGCAACTGGGGCAGAGGGTCGTGATCAAGGACGGCAGGGGCGATGCGGGGCTCAACCCGATCACCATCTCCGCCGCCGCAGGGACGATCGACGGGGCGGCGACTCAATCCATCCAATTCCCCTTCGGCGTGCTCACGTTCATCTACAACGGTACAGAGTGGAATATAATCACATGAGAATGAGCCGTGGACTACTTGGTCTTGGTTTGATTGCGTTCCTGTGTGGGCAGTCCCCCTTCCCGCCGAGCCCGAACTGGCGCACCTCCGTGAGCGTGATGGACTTCGGTGCGAAGTGTGACGGGGTGACGGATAACTTCGCGGCGTTTCAAGCGGCGCTCAATGCCATACCGACGGGAGGGACGGTGACGGTCCCGGCGTGTGGAGGGACGATCCCACCATCCACAGGCGGCGGCGCGCCGGCAGCCCTGGGCACCGGGTTTCTGATATCCGGCGGGTTAGTGGAGGTTCAGGCGGAGCATCTTGTAGGCCTGGGGAACGGTGCGGCGATCAAATGCGCCGTGCCAAATAGTGCCTTTGGTTGCCTCTATGTGAGCGACACAGGGATCAACGACTTTCGGAATTCCCTCACTAGTGTAGAGAACATTGCCATCTATGCCTCGACGGGGATAGGAACTGCAGTGGATGGGATCATCGTCCAGGCAGGAAATAATATGAAGCTCAAGAACGTCGTGATAAACAACATGACGGGGAATGGAGTTCATGTGGAGTCAACCTTTACTAATGGATGGGTTGAGAGCCTCGAGATTGATACGGTGAGGGTGGTAGGGTCCGGGCTGGCGAACTTCGAATTCGAGGTGAGGGATGGGTGTACGAATTGCTTCATCACCCAAACAACCGTTCGGAACTCCACGAGCCGAGAGCCGCACGGACCGGCGATCTCACTCGATAGCCTCAATAACCAGAATGGGAACTATAAGATTTCATCTTGGCTATGGGAAGGCGGGGAGATCGAGTGTGCCTCAACCGCCGCCGCGAACTGCGTCGAGCTCAATCAACAAAGCGTTGACTCGGGGCAACCGCTTGAGTCTATCACATTCGACACCACGACGATTGAGAATGATGGGACGGCGAATACGGGATATTGTATAGGGGCGGATAAGGTTGGAGGGGGGGCGTCGATCGGACCCCTCAAGGTGATCAACTCGATTTACTTCAACTGTAATGCGACGGGGGTAGTTCAGACGGCGAACATCGCGGCATATGATATTGACTTCCGGGCGAATGGAGACCTCAAGTTCACGGATCAGTACCAAATCTCCGGGAATGGTGGGTTGTCGTTCAAGAACCAAACCCTCGGCTCGGGCTCCGGTACGCCGACGTTCGGTTCGAGCCCCTGCGCATCCTCCGCCGTTCAGTGGATACCCACCAACGTTAATGGGACGGCAGGGTATGTGCCGTTCTGCCACCCGTAGGAGGGGGCTGTGGACTTAGCGACGGTTGTTCTTATCCTGAGGTATCTCATCACCGCCGGCGGAGGGTTCATGATCGCCCACGGCATGGCGACGGATAACGGAGTGCAACAGGCGCTCGGCATCATTCCGATGATCGCCCCGATCGTGCTGGGGTGGATCACGCATCTTCAGCAAAAGACGGCGGTGGTCCAGGCCGCGGCGACAGGCGTTGCGGCACAGCCGACCCTCACCGCCCCCCTTACACCTACCCCCGAAGCTAAGGCAGCCGTGGCGGCGAAGGCCCCTTGACCGAGGAACGCAAAATCATCGAGACGCTATTCCGCATCCCGGACAAGGATGGGAACGATGTGGATTTCATACTCAACCCGGTACAGGCAAGACTCGACTCGGAACTCGCACAGAGGAACACGGTGCCGAAGGCGAGACAGAGGGGGGTTTCGGCATATGTCGTCGCGCTATTCACTGCACGGTGCTTGGCACACAGGAACAGGCGGTGCTTGATCCTCAGCCATACGGGTGAGGCCACTCAACGATTGCTTGACCGGGCACATTACTACCTCAATCATCTCAAGTGTCCGCCGCCGGACCTCAAGTTCAACTCGCGGAATGAGATAGCGTTTCGCAAGACGGACTCGACGCTCTACATAGGTACGGCTGGGGCTGGTTCCGTGGGCGTGGGAGATACGATCACGGACTTCCACGGAAGTGAAGTGGCGCTTTGGAACGACCCCTCGGACTTGCTCAAGGGCGTGTTCAACGCGGTGAGTCCAACGGGGACGATTATCCTTGAGTCCACCGGCAAGGGCATGGGGAACTACTACCATCGGACTTGTATGCGGGCGGCGGATGGAACCTCGAATTACAAGATGCATTTCTTCTCCTGGACCGATGCGCCAGAGTATCGGATCAAGATGGGGGATGAGGAGGCGGTTCAGTTCCTCGCCGCCCTGGATGAGGACCTTGAGGAGCCCAAGCTCCTCGGCTTGCTAGACGCGGAACAACTCGCCTGGCGTCGGGCGAAGATCATCGAGATGGATTATGACCTCAAGGGATTTAAGGAGCAATATCCCCTCACCCTCGATGAGTGTTTTCAGGGAACTGGATCAAGCTACTTCCAGAAGGTCAACTACCAACCCGACCCCCGCTGGCACAAATCAGGGGAGTTCACTAACTTCATGGTGTTCGGGGACCATCCCAAGGTCGGACTCACCTACGTCGCCGGCGGTGACACTGGCGGCGGCACAGGGCGAGATAATTCCGTGCTTGAGATATTCTGCCTTGAGGATATGCGGCAGGTTGGGGAGTGGGCTTCGAACCGGCTTGAACCGCATATCTTTGTGGAGAAGATAACACCGATCCTAACCGCGTTTAACAACGCGTATGTGAATATTGAGCGGAATAATCATGGCATCCTCACCATCCGGGAATTGACCAAGGCCTATAATGGCGCGAGCATTCATATGAGCCGCCCGCCGGAGAAGGAGATTAAGGAGTTCGGGAAGCTCGCGGACTACGGCACGTATACCTCGGTCAAGAACCGTCTGGGCATGATCGGCTCGCTAAGGCAGGCGGTGGGGGAGGAGATGGTCATTCACTCGCCCCTGCTCAAGGACGAGATGAACTCGTTCGTGGAAAACGACGAGGGGAAGATCGAGGCGCAACAAGGGTGTTTTGATGATAGGGTGATGGCGAGTGCGCTGGCGACTTGGGTCATGCCGAAGGTTTTGAGTAGGATGGGGAAGAGACGGAAGCGGACGGCAAAGGAGATTATCCAGGATCCGTTCTCGTTGGATTACATCCTCGAGGAACTGGATGAGAAGTATCGGGCTGATAACGGATGAGGGTATTGATCTTATCCAAGGAAGGTGATGGGCTTGGGGTAGCGCATAAGCTGCAACAAGAGGGGAACCAAGTCTCGGTTTATATCAAGGAACCGAGGTTCGCCATGGCTGGCCAGGGGATCATTAAGCGCATCCCGACTTGGCGGGAGGGCGTGACCAAAACCGATCTCATCCTGTGTGATATGGTGGGCTTCGGGCATCTCGAGGAGAGGCTGCGGTTGTTTGGCGTTCCGATCATGAGTTGCTCATATATCCTCGAGCAAACGGAGTTCGACCGGACGAAGGGGATGCAGTTGTTCCGGGCCTGTGGGATTGATATCCCGGAGACCTATTCGTGCGGTAGCACGAAGGAGGCGGGGGATCGCCTCGCCGAGGCGGACTGGTCGACGGGCTGGGTGCTCAAGCCGTGCGGTAACATATCCACGGCCAAGACGATGGTTATTAAGGATAAGGAAATCTTAGCATGGGCCCTTAGCACGATACCGAACGGGGAGTTGATTATTCAAAAGGTCGTTGAGGGGATAGAGGTTTCAACGGAGGGCTGGTATAACGGCCGGGATTTCCTTCGCCCCTTTAATCATACGTTTGAGGAAAAGTGCTTTTTGAATGACAACCTGGGCCCGGCAACGGGCTGTATGGGGAATGTGGTATTCGCCGCGCCGAGCAACCGCCTTACCAAAGTAACGGTGGAAAAGCTTGGTCCATTCCTCTCTACTATTGGCTATCGTGGCCCTGTCGACGTTAATTGCATCGTTACTGAAAGCGGGGCTTTTGGCTTGGAGATCACTGCTAGGCTGGGGTATGACGCGATCGAGGCGATTTTGGAAGGCCTTCAAGAACCGGCGATCGATCTCTTCTTCGAGGTGGCACAAGGGACGAAAAAAACCATGAAGCTCACGAGTGATACGATGATGAGCGTGAGGCTCTCCGTGCCGCCGTGGCCCCACGCCAAGCCGACCTCGGAGAACGAGGGCAGCCCCGTCACCGGGCTGACGCCGGAGGTGCTAAAGCACGTGGCGATTACGGACCTTTACCTCGATAAGGCGGATGGACTATACAAAACCGCCGCCGGGGATGGCGTCCTGCTCAAGGCGACGGCGACGGGCCGAGCGACCGGGGATGACCTCACCCGAGAGGCAAGGAATAGGGTCTACCGCACACTCGATAATATCCATGTCTCTGGCAAGCAATACCGGACGGACATTGGGAAACGAGTTAATAACGATATGAAGAAACTCAAGGAGTGGGGTTGGTTATGAGTTCAGGCTATCAGGGTGATAAGGTCGATGGGGCTTGGTGGCTCACCCAACTCCGAAGTGGGATGGACCACCGGAACAAGCTCACGCATCATGATCGGTGGCCGGAGTTTCGGAAGTACTACCGGAGTGAGTTTGGTGTGGGGAGCCTCCCGGAGAATATCTTCTTCAAGATGATCCGGACGATGGTGCCCCGGATTTACTTCCGCAATCCCCAAGTTTCGATCACGCCGCGCAAAGGCCAACAAGGGCAATTGGATTATGCGATCTTGGCGAGGTTGCTCGAGCGCCTGGACAATACCTTGATCGATCAGATGAACCTCAAGTTCTCGATGAAGAGGGCGATCCAGGACTCGATCATGTTCTCGACGGGCATCTTGAAGCTGGGGTATGGGGCCGAGTATACGCCGACGCCTCAGACCTTGGGGCCGACCGAGGCGCCGGAGAGTAAGAAGGGGATGCGGTTCGAGTACCACGACTTCGTGAGGCCGAATGCGCCGTGGGCCCTCAGGGTTCCGACGGACGATTTCATCACGCCGCCGGGGGCGCTTGATTGGCCGAGCTCGAGGTGGTGCGCCATGCGCACTCGCCGCCACATTGATGATGTGCGGGATGATCCTCGGTTCAAGAACGTGAAGGACCTCAAACCGGGGAGTCAGATCGTCCCAGGGGACTCACGCAAGCCGCTCGAGGGGATGGTGGACCTTTGGGAGTTCAGGGACAAGAAGTCCCAACGGGTGTTTGTTCTTGCTCCGTATGCGACGGAGAAGGTCCTCTACGAGGAGGATGACGATCTGCAGAAGAACAACCGGCTGCCGTATTTCCCTATCCAGTTCAACACGGATGATGAGTTCTTCTGGGGGCCGAGCGATGCGTACATCATGGCGCCGCATCAGATCGAGATCAATAAGGTTAGGACGTTGCTGCAGCGGCATCGGAGGATTTCGATTGTTAAGTTCTTCGTACGCAACGGGGCACTCACACCGGACGAATTGACCAAGCTCAACTCGGAGGAAGTGGGGGCGGCGATCAATATCGACGACGAGTATACGATGAATGATGTGAAGCAGATCGAGGCGGCGGACCTCCCACCTGGGCTGCTCAAGATGCTCGCGGAGGAGGATCAGATCGTTCAGGAAATCCTTGGTATGGGTGTTAATCAGTTTGGCGAGTATGCTCCGGGCTCGGCGGACCGAAGCGCGACGGAAGCAAACATCGTTAACCAGGCGACGCAAATCCGCACGGACGAACGGAGGGACACGGTGGCGGATGCGGTGGTGGATCTCGTTACGCACATGAACCACATCATCCTCGATCGGTGGGGGGACCAAGAACAAATTGTGGAGATACTTGGGCAAAGCGATGCCCAGCTCTGGGTCCAGTTCAAGGCCCAGGAGTTGGTCGGGTTGGATTACGACGTGAAGGTTGATCCGGACTCCGCGATCCCTGAGACGAAGCAGGCGCGCCAACAGAAGGCGGCGGGGGTATACAAGGAGTTCGGCCAGGACCCAACCCTCGACCATATGAAGCTGGTTCGGTGGACCCTCGGGGAAATTGGGGGATCGGAGCTCACGGACCTCATGGCGGCACAAACGCCGCCCGGTCCTGCGGCTCCGGGGGCGACGCAGCAAAATCCAATGCAACTCCAACAACTCATTCAAAAGGTAGCACAGGCGCATCAAAATGGCCAAGTTCAGAAACGGCAAATGGGACCAGGAGCCGCCGGATAGGTTCGACTTCTCGAAGTGCGGCCTGCCGGCGGTTCACACGTTTCGTGAGGGATGGTATGAGCACATCGGCGAGGAACCGAAGTACATTGAGTCCATGAGTCAACTCAAGGAGGAGTGTGATAAGAATGGCGTCACATCGCAGTACGAAAGGGATACCGGCACCTATCGGCGATCCACCAGATGGATCTGAGCCGGAGCCCAAACCGGATCCAGCGCAAGACCCGCAACTTCCGGAGGCTCCGGCGATAGCGGAACCACCCAATGAGGAATTTGCCGGGGACGACTTCATCCCGCCGGCGGACATTCCCAAGCCGGAACCGAACATCACTGAGTTGAGCAAGGGAGATAGCGAACTCGATAAAAAAGTGTTGACAACGGAACCCGACTCGGGTAATGATGATGATAGGGTCTGCGTCGGCGAGATGGTCATTCGGCTCTATGGGCCTGATATGATCTTCGATGTAGAGTTCCACAAGTTGGGACTCATTGGCCCTGGTCGCTTCGAGCAAGCGATGCCTTTCTTCCTCCAAAGAATAATGCAGGCGACGGCTGCAGCGGATCGAGAGGCACAGGGCCTCCCACCGATGCGGTTTCACGAGTAACCGGGCGATGCCCACAAGGAGTCTTATATGCGTATGATTGACGGAACGTATGGAGCGAGGATTTGCTACGACGAGCCTAACGAGGGCGCGGGTGGTGGAACGCCGCCGGCTGGTGGGGATAAGCCCCTTACGGCGAAGGAGCTCACGGAGCTCAAGAGCGAGATTGGTAACCTCACCGGTGGGATCAAGGACCTGCTCAAGTTCGCCGCCATTCGACAGGAGCAAGGTCGATCCGAGGCAGCTGGGAACGCACCGCCGCCCGCCGAGGAAGAGGAAGACGACGTCGATGAGGCTACGCTCGAGGCCATGCCTCGTAGAGCTTTCACGGATTTCCTCCTCAAGGAATTTAATAAGAACCTCGAGAAGAACCTGAAGCCTATCCAGGATCAGGTCGTTGCCGCCTCCGTTCATAGCCAAACGACCCAAATGGAGGTTCAGGCTAGAGAGTTCGCCTCCCAACACGAGGATTTCGCGGACTGGAAGGACGAGATGGTTGCGATCGCGGAGCAACACTCGAACCTCCCGATCGCACGCATCTATTCGCTTGCGAGGGCGGAAAGCCCCGAGAAAGCGGCGAAGCTCGATAAAGCGATTAAGGCGAGGAAGGAGTCGGAGACCGACTCGGGCCCTCGCCGTGAGAACCGGCGACCCGCACTCACGCCGAGTGGTGGCGGTGGCGAAGGTAAACCTCCGGCACGGATGAACGCCCAAGATGCCGCTACGGCGGCGTGGGATGAGGCCGTGGCGAGGTTTGGCAACCCATTTGCATAACGAAGTGAGGAGCTAGATGGCCACCATCAACACGATCACTGAATTCTTGGATAACCTGTACACGACGACGTGGCAGAATAGACAAGAAGGGATCAGCGACAATATCTTTCAGTCGACGGCGTTCTTCTTCTGGCTGAAGGATAAAGGCAAGCTGATCCCCGTTCGCGGCGGTCGGTATATCGAGGAAAATCTCGAATACGCCGCCAACCCAAATATTGCCTGGGTTGGTCGAGGGGGCATTGTCTCCCTGAACGATTACCAGTTCATGACGGTGGCTCAATATCAGTGGCGCTATGTGACCGCCTCGATCGTGCGGTTCGGCGTCGATGATCAGCAGAACTCCGGTCAGGCTCAGATCATGAGCTTGATGAACCAGAAGATGGGGAACTCGGAGCAAAGCCTGATCACGGAAATGGAGACGCAGCTTTGCGGTGGGCCGGGTACGGTGACGGCGAACACCACGACGGCGGCGGCTCCGGCGATTGATGGGATTAAATCCCTTGTCGCGGATGATCCGACCACGAGCTCAGGTGGTAACGGCATCTCCCCCGGCGGCATCGACTCGTCGCAGAGCCAATTCTCCTGGTGGCGGAACCAGACGAAGAACATGACGGGCATCAGCTTCGCCACGAGCGGCGTGAGCAATATGCGGACCATGCTCAACAACTGCATGAACAATCGCAAGATGGATCGGCCGGATATCCTCCTTAGCGATCAAACCACCTATGAGAACTACGAGGCGGCGAGCCTCGGCTTCTACCGGATAACCAACAACAAGCTGGCGGATAATGGGTTTGAGAACCAGACCTTCAAGGGTATCCCGATGGTCTGGACGCCGGCGATCTCGCAGAGGATGTATTTCCTCAACACGAACTTTATCTCGTTCAAGTACGATCCGGCATACAACTTCAACATGACGGAGTGGAAACCCATCCCCAATCAGGTGAATGACCGCGCCGCCCAGATCATCCTCGCCGGCCAGTTGGTCACCAATCGGCGCCGGGTCTTGGGCGTCATGTACAACCTGAACACCGCCTGATTATATAATATGGCGTCACCGTATTATATAGTTTAACCTAGCGAGGTCTCACCAAATGTCGATGAAACAGGTTTTCGTTACGCCCCTCACGGACGACGCCGCGGTCGCCGGAGATGCCTTGGGCGATATCCGGATGGAGGGGAATTCCCTCTACAAGTACGTGAAGTTCAGCGGCACCACGGTGGTTGCGATCGGAGACGTGTGTTGTTACGTCGCTACGGACACTGGGGATCAGACGGTGGACGGGGCGAACACTGCCTTCGGGGCGGGTGTGGCGATGGCTGCGCATGGTACGGGCTCGGCGAGGTTTGGCTGGATCCAGATCAAAGGCTTGGCCACGTTGTCCACGGCCCTTGCGGGAACGCCGGCCGTGGGTGACTCCATGACCACCGCGGGCGCGACGGCTCCGGCCGTTACCAAGGTCACCGCCGCCAACTCGAACGTCGTTTGCAACGTGGTGAACGTCGCGGGCAAGATCGTAGCTTGCGACTTCAACTACTGATGAGGGCTTCACCGTGGGAGCTCTTACCCTCAGCCAGCTGCTGGTCGAGGGTAAGAGCTCCCACGGTGAAG